ACCCCAGCCTCCCCCCGGCCGGGGGCCGGCCCTCAAACTTAGTAGAAGCCAATTTAGAAACCCCTTTGGCACCTCTGTCTTGCAGACGGGGCTTCGCAAGGGGTATTACGAAGGTAGAAAAAGGAGATAATGTGGGAGAACTTGAGTACATATCGTATACTAGAGGAATTCCTAGCGTAATCAAGGGGTTACACCACTAGGAAAGGCTCTTTCAGGGGGTGATCTATATCTACTTATAAGGGACAACCAATGGATACCACATCAGAGGCCCCTTCTAAGCCACCGGAGGTGGCGCAGGAAGCGGAGCAAAGCTCCTCTAAGGCTCCACAGGCGGCTGAGAAGCCCCCTACAGCCCCTAAGAAGAGGGTTGGACGGCCTAGGAAGGCGGCAGTAGCTAAGAAGAAGGCGGGTAACAGGGGGGCTGTGGGCCGCCCGAAGGGAGACGCTGCAATAATTAACGAGTACAAGGCCCGGATGCTTAATTCTCCGAAGAGCCGGAAGGTACTTGACAAGATATTCGAGGCTGCCCTTGATGATGAGCATAAGCATCAGGCGGCAGCATGGAAACTGGTGATGGATCGTATCGTCCCAGTCTCTGGATTCGACCGGGATGCTGTCAAAGGGGCAGGATCAGGTGGGATCAACATCACAATCAATGGGGCAGTCCCTAGTAATGAGAAGGATATCTCCCCTAGCGGCACAGTTGAGGGGGAATGGACCAAGGTAGGAGGGGATGATGCCTAAATCAGTCGATGAGATACTGGATCAGGTCCTCATATCCGAAGGGGGCTACCAAGATGACGTAGAGGACCACGGTAACTTCTACAAGGGGCAGAACCTCGGCACCAACATGGGGGTAACCCCGGCAGCTCTGGCTAAATACAGGGGAAAGGACGTCACGCGGGAGGATATGCTGAATCTCACCGAGAAAGAGGCCCGTGATCTCTACAAGAAGAACTACGTAGACCCTATCGTGCGGAATCTGGACCCAGACCCTGCCGTGCTGCCTCAATTAGTGGATATGAACATCAATCACGGGTACAAGAACACGGTGGTGCTGGCCCAGAGAGCGGCAGGGGCCAAGGTGGACGGTCAAGCGGGCCCCGGCACTAGGGACTCCCTCAAGAAGGTGGACCCCATGGTGCTTAACAACACGCTAGTGGATGTACGTAAGCGATTCTACAACGATATCGTGAAGAGCAAGCCCGATATGGGTAAGTACATCAACGGATGGCACCACAGGGCGGAGGAGTACAGAGACGATGGATCTTAACGTATCATTCCTACCGTGGCAGGAGAAGGTGTGGAACTCCCCGTACCACCACCATGTCATAGCGGCGGGGAGACGTACCGGGAAGACGGAGTACGCAGCGTGGTCTTTGTTGATCCGCGCACTCACCGACGGGAAGGATGCACCTGACGCCAGTAGGTTCTACGTTGCTCCTACCCAGAATCAGGCTAGACGTAACATCTGGCCTAAGTTGTTGAACCTAGGGAAGAGTGTCATTGAGAGCTTTCACATCAACAACCTAGAGATAAAGCTTATCAACGGGCAGGTCATTACCCTGATCGGTGCTGACCGTCCTGAGAACATGCGGGGTGCTAAGATCGCAGACATCGTACTGGATGAGTACAAGGATATGCGACCGTACGTGCTGGAGGAGATTGTTCTTCCTGCGTTGACTGACCTAGATGGGACATTGACTATCATCGGGACACCCGGTGGTCGTAACCACTTCTACGATCTGTTCAAGAAGGTGGAGCTACAGGTATCAGAGGACTGGGAGGAGTGGCACTCATGGCACTTCACTTCGTTCGATAACCCGTTCCTGCCGCGCAAACTCCTTGAACGTAGGCAACGCACTATGTCTTCATATGCGTTCCGTCAAGAGCACATGGCCTCCTTTGAGGCTATGGGGTCGAACCTGTTCAAGGAGGAGTGGGTTAAGTACGCGGACACACCTAAGGAGGGCCAGTACTACATCACCGTGGACCCAGCAGGGTTTGATAACATGGGGGGTAGGAAGACCAAGAACTTGGATGATACAGCTATATGCATCGTTAAGGTTAACACTGACGGGTGGCACGTAGAGAAGATAATCCACGGGAGGTGGGACCTGAACGAGACTGCTATCAAGATCTTTGAGGCGGTACGGCACTACAGGCCCGTCCGTATGGGTATCGAGAGGGGTATAGCCCAGCAGGCTATCATGTCCCCATTACAAGATCTTATGCGTAGGAAGGGGTTCTTCTTTAATCTTGAACTCCTTTCACACGGTAACCAGAAGAAGACAGACCGTATCATGTGGGCGTTACAGGGACGATTCGAGAACGGGTTCATTACCCTAGGTAAGGGCGACTGGAACATGAAGTTCTTGGACCAGCTCTTCCAGTTCCCGGACCCGCTAACACATGATGACCTCGTTGATTCACTCGCCTACATTGACCAGATAGCTACCGTCACATATCACAACATGGAAGATATGCAGGACTGGGAGATGCTGGACGATGTGGCCGGATACTAAGGACTAAAGGATGGAATACGAGAACCTACAGCAAGACAGTACAGATGGTACTGAGGACCAGTCCATCGTGGATTTCGTCCTTTCCAAGAGAGACCTCTGGAAGGAGGACTACACATCTAACTACCAGAAGGACCACGACGAGTACTACAGACTGTGGCGGGCTAAGTGGGCAGCAGAGGACGTACAACGTCTCTCGGAGAGATCCAAGCTGATAGCCCCTGCCCTACAGCAGGCAGTAGAAAGCTCAGTGGCTGAGGTAGAAGAGGCTACATTCGGACGGGGTAAGTTCTTTGTACTGACTGATGACCCCAACGATCAGGACCCTAGTGACATCGAGCAGGTTGAGAAGCGCCTGATGGATAAGTTCAATAACTCCCGCATCCGTAAGGATGTGGCTGAGGTTCTTATCAACGCTGCTGTCACAGGCACAGGGATAGGGGAGATCGTCCTAGAGGAGATAAACACCCGTAAGCCAGCTACCAAGCCAGTGATGGATGGTGGCCTGACAGCCTACGGTGTAGAGGAGTCCACTGACGTACAGGTACGGTTACGGCCTATCAAGCCCAATAACTTCCTGATTGACCCAGTGGCTACATGCATAGAGGACAGCATCGGTGTTATCATTGATGAGTTCGTCCCCACCCACCAAGTACAGCTCCTGCAAGAGAAGGGCGTATACGCTGAGGGTGCTATCGAGTCATGTAACTCGGACTGGACTATCGAGTCAGACAAGGAAGAGGCTCACACAACCCATGACAAGGTACGCCTGACTAAGTACTACGGTCTGGTGCCCACCGAGATGGTGCCTGACAGCGAAGAGACAGGTATGTACACAGAGGCTATGGTTGTTATTGCTAACAACGGCCAGCTCATGAAGGTGGTATCTAACCCCTACATGATGCAGGATCGCCCTGTAGTAGCGTTCCCTTGGGATATCGTACCCGATAAGTTCTGGGGCCGTGGAGTATGTGAGAAAGGATACATGAGCCAGAAGGCGTTGGATACAGAGCTGAGGGCTCGTATCGATGCTATGGCTCTGGTGGTACACCCCATGCTGGCTATGGATGCTAGCAGGATGCCACCCGGATTTAAGCCCGAGGTACGCCCCGGTAAGGTTATCCTTACACAGGGACCGCCTAGGGAATCGTTGGAGCCATTCAAGTTCGGTAACTTGGATATGAACTCCTTCACACAGACGCAGTCTCTACAGGAGATGGTGCAGCAGGCAACAGGGGCAGTTGACAGCACTGGACTACTGTCTAGTATATCTGGAGACACGAAAGCGGGGGCGGTATCTATGTCCCTCGGGGCAGTCATCAAGCGCCACAAGCGTACGTTGATTAACTTTCAGGAGTCATTCCTGATCCCCTTTGTGAAGAAAGCAGCTTACAGGTACATGCAGTTCGACCCGGAGAACTTCCCGGTCAAGGACTATAAGTTCACTGCATCCAGTACGCTGGGTATCATAGCTCGGGAGTACGAGGTATCTCAGTTGATATCTCTGCTCCAGACTATGAAGCCTGATACGCCTCTGTATGGAGCACTGATACAATCCGTTATTGATAACATGAACCTCTCTAACCGCGAGGAGCTGATAGCTACACTGGCTAAGGCGTCACAGCCTACACCGGAGCAGCAGGAAGCCCAGCAGAAGGAGCAGATGCGTCTCGAGCAGGAGCATCAAGCTAAGCTTGCTGTGTACCAAGGTGAAGCAGCAGAGACCACAGCCCGTGCTGAGAAGTACAGGGTAGAGACTGAGCTGGAGCCTAGGAAGGTCATGAACGACTTCATCGAGGCTATCACTCAGGGCATGGATAACAATGATGGGGACGCTATGGAGTTCGATCGCAGGATGCAGATCCTCGACCGGATGATTAAGATAGATGAATTCGATCTCAAGAAAGGGGCCTCACAAGGGGGACCACAGGGAGGGCACAATGAGTACAATTGATTCCCCAGTGGGGCAGGTAGCCTTACGGTCCAAGGACCAGAGGGCTACCGTTGGTGTCAAGGGGGCGCAGGGATCTGCTACCTATTATGACTTCGACGGAGCAGCGGACTACGTATCCCTCGGCTCAGGCTGGGAGACACTAGGCGACGCCTCTTACGAATCCATAACCTATAACAGCACTAACGATCAAGGGTATGTAGTCCCTGCCACCCGGCCTCTCACTGAGTTCGGTAGGGTAGGGGCTAACTACCACGACGGTGGTATCTGGAACTTCAGGCTGGGGGATGGATCTCCTGTCCAGAACCAAGATGCTCCTGAACTGGATGGTAGCACCAACGGGGAACTCCCTACTAAGGTGCCTCTACAGGTTGACTGGGGTATCGAGTGGGACGGTGTGTTCCAGACGGGTGACCAGCACCTGTTGTCTAACAATAACATGAGCACGTACTTCGCTGTTGATGGTAATAATCTTGTGCTGTACCGTGGCAATGAACTGGTGACGCAGGCTACTGATGCGGTGAACGGTTGGACTAACGACCAGCACTACTCTATGGCTATCTCTTCTACTAATGGGGATATAACCATACGGGTAGATAACACCAGCTACAACGAGGGTACAGGGGCTGACCAAGGTGTCTTCCTGTTCTCCCGCTTCGGAGGGGACACCCCTCCCCCTAATGGATCTGTCATCACTAATGCTAGAATCTACGGGAATGTAGGCGAGGAGTATCTGACTTGGGACCTCGATATGCAAGAGGGATCGGGGACGGATATCACCAACAGTAACTCCGAGAGTATCAAGTTCTCCACTCTACCTAACGGACAGACATCCAGCATTGACCTCACAGGGACGGGTACGGGTGGGGACGGAGGAGAGGAAGGGGATACAGATCCAGTGGATCCCGGTCTTCCTCCGGGCTCAGCTACGTTACTACACACTAGTGACTTCTCTTCTTATTTGGATGGGGATGACGGGTTCGACATGAACGCCTCTTCGTCAGGAGACGACGGGTGGGCTGTACAGCCTAGTGTGATAAAATCCCGTATGCTCTTTGAGGATGACCCCGAGGGCGTGTACGACATGGTGGCAGCTAAGCTGGATCTACGTAGAGCTGACTTCTTATCAGGAGGTATAGCGTACGACCCAAGCGGTTACCCTAGCCCAAGGGTGCAGTTGATGAAGTCCTACAATGACCTTCCCTTCCAGAAGGGTAAGGACTACGCAATCGGGCAACTGATGCGATGGGACCCTGACTGGATAGACGAAGTGTACACACCCGGTACTTCAGCTAATGGAGAACTGTTCTGGCAGATACACGGGGTAGGGGGTACGAGTACCACTGGACCTCTTACGCTGGACTGGAACAAGAGTAACTCACTTGAGTTCGCAGTACGTCACGGCAACTGGTCTATCCAACCCCAGACTGTTAAGTTCGACTTAGGTGCCCTCACAAAGGGTGACTGGGAGAACTGGATAATTATGTTCCAACTCAGTACTGGGCTTGACGGGCACAACGGTTACTGTAAGGTCTACAGGGATGGCGTACTAGTAGTGGACTACTCAGGTCCAACGTACTACTACACTAACTCCTCTAGTAACTCAGACGGAGGGTACTTCACTCCTACGATGTACAAGGCTAAGTACCATAAGACCAGTGTACCTACTAATAACACTACTAGGGAGTTATGGTACGCACAGATCAGGATAGCCGAAGGAACTGGACAGGATGCTTATGATCTTGTGAACCCAGATAACTACACTACGCTGTTATAAGGAGGCGGTATGGCTTTTAAAGACTACATAGGCGTCACCGAACAGTGGTCAAACGTCTCCGCCTCTAGCAACACGATGTCTGTGTCAGCTACGGCGGGTAACTTGATTGTACTGAGTATCCTTCTGGATAACAGCAACACCACTACGTCTCCCGCTGTAACAGGGTACACCACGTTATTCTGGAGCGGGACTGGTAGTGGCTGGTCATGGGCGGTACTAGGCAGGATAGCCACAGGTGATTCTAGCGATAATGTATCCGCCTCGTGGACGGCTAATAACACTAACCAGTTCGTAGCTGTTGAGTACGAAGGACCTTGGGACGCACTGCCTGATGTATCAGTTACACCCGGTAGTGATGTCTCCAACAGAGGGACAGGTGTTACCTCAACTGGCACTGGTACTGCTACCGCCCTTGAGGACACAGGGTTAGCTGTATCCCTCCTTGTAGTGAAGGATCATGGTCAGTGGGCTACATCCCTTGATGATAGTGCTGGTAAGATAACACAGCCATCTGGCTTCACCAAGCACTTCTATGATGGCACTCAGGCCGGTAAGCCGGGTACGTCAGTTGCATCCAAGTCCTTATCTGCGTCAGGAGCGCAGTCAGGTACGTGGAGTACGTCAGAGGTCTCGACGGATGAAGTAATGGCGGCTATGTTCGTATTCGAGAATGCGAGTGCTGCTGTCGATAACCCTGACTGGAGCAACAACGATAATGGTGATGTCACCTTCGACCAAGAAGGACTAGGAGGAGTAGCGAACTCAGCGACACTGTTGTCAGCTACTTCTGCTAACTTCAAGGTCACAGGTAAGGAGGTGACGCTGGACTCGGACACGCATACAGCGAGGTTCTGGGTCAAGCGTGTTACTGGCACAGGGACGATCAACATCACCCTAGACAACTGGGCAACCAGTGTCGATGTGACTACACAGTTATCAGGAGGTACGCCTAACACTGACTACAATGACTTCATCGAGGTCATAGCAGATCAGACACTGGCTAACCCTCAGATAGGGATAGAGGTAGTCACCTCTGGTGATGAGATCATCGTCGGTAATGCCGAGCTTGTGTTTGGTTTCCCAGAGGAAGAGGTAACAGGGGCACCACCTATCGTAGCAGTTGACACAGCATCTTATATCTTTACTGAGACTGCTGTAGATCAGGTAGGAGAGTGGACAGCCTCTGTGACTTGGAACACGTACGGGGATAACACCCTGTACTACAAGATGGACGACGGGGCTGCAACACTAGTAGCCCAGAATGGGGAGGGCACTGCTGTCCCCGCTGAGAACGCTACTATTAACAGTCACGACGTAGGGAGATGGACCTAATGGCTACTACAGCAGCAATAACATCTAAGACAGCGGCTGAGCTAAGCTCTGCGGTGACTGTTGCAGATGGCGCATCAATCAAAGTATGGGTATCAGAGTTCCTCGCACAGGGTGAGTCAGTCAGCATTATACAGACTGATGGCTCCTCAGTGGAGGTTCCACTGGTGGTATACGATGAAGACGAGAAAGGACCTTGGGCTGTCCAGATTACTCCGGGTGTCTCCGCAGTACGTCTGGTAGGACCGGGTACTTTCAAGTTCAATAAAACTGTTACGGCCACCGCCACAGCAGTCTACTACGATACTTAAGGAGTGTCATATGAGTAAGGAAGGACATGCCAATCAAGGTGTTGGCGTAACATACAGCAAGAACGTATCTGTCCGTAAGGATAAGGTATCTGGACATGGCGATATGCAGATGTCTAATACCAACTCCGCTTATAACAAAGCACAGAACGATACGAAGAAGGCTTAAACAAACCCATCGGAGAAACTCTATGAGTCCCGAAGATACTAAAGAATACGAGGAGCTACTTGCGACATTCGGTACGCCGGGTTGGAAGCTACTCCTCGAGCAATATAAACGAGAGGCCGAGATCCTCCAGAACGTCAGGTATATACCAGATGAGAAATCACTGTATAAGACCCAAGGCAAGCTGGAGGTTATTGATACCCTCTTGAATATAGAAACTATGTTCCGTAACTTACTGGAGAATGCAGAGTGATACTGTACGATTTCAGGTGCAAGAACGGGCACATAACAGAAGAACTTGTAAAGGCTGACACACCATCTATCAGGTGCGAGTGTGGTGAGGAAGCTACCCGGACAATCACTCCTGTCCGATTCACTCTTGATGGTACTGATCCGGGATACCCGACAGCACACGAGAGATGGGTCCGTGAGCATGAGCGAGCCGGAAAACACTAACTCCATAATACTAAGGTACGGAGAATATAATGGCTACATTGATTGACATTGAGGCAACCCCTGAAGCGGACCTCGTGGATGATGAACAAACAACTGAAGTACAGGAACCTGAATCGGTAGAGGCGGCGGCCCCTGCTGTAGAGGATAAACCTGAGCCGGAGGACATCCCTGAAAAGTATCAAGGTAAAGATGTTAAAGACCTGATACGGATGCACCAAGAAGCTGAAAAGGCTATGGGTAAACAGGGATCGGAGGTCGGCGAGCTACGGAAGATTGTAGACGAGTTCATCTCTAATCAGTTGACCAATACGGCACCAAAGCAGGAACCCGAACCAGAGGATGACACCGACTGGTATCTCGACCCCGACGCTGCTCTTGAGAAGAAGCTGGAACAACATCCTACCATCAAAGCGATGAAGGAAAGCCAGATAGAGTCTGCAAAAGAAGCTAATCTAAGTAAGCTCCAACAAAAGCATCCTGATTATCAGGACATCCTCCAAGAGGAGGGATTTGCTGAATGGATTGGCAAGAGTAAAGTACGGTCACGGCTGTTGGTAGAGGCAGATCAGAACTATGATCTGGACGCTGCTGACGAACTGTTCTCCCTTTATAAGGAGCGTAAGCAACTTTCGAAGGAGACAGTGGAGGTGGATAAAGCCTCCCGTAAGGAAGAGATTAAAGCGGCCAGTACAGGTGGAGCCCGAGGTGCAGCTACAACTACACCAGCTAAGAAGTATCGGCGTTCCGACATTATTGATCTAATGAGAACTGACCCCGAGAAGTACCAAGCACTGGCTCCTGAGCTATTACTTGCGTACCGAGATAAGAGGGTCTACTAAACCTTTTAGGAGTTAAAGATGGCTAGTGAAACATCAGGTGCTTATTTTACAGCTAATGCTGTAGTAGATAAGACTGCTGTTGATACCTTCATCCCGGAGATATGGTCCGACGAAGTTATTGCAGCTTATAAGAAGTCACTCAAGATGGCACCGCTCGTGAAGCGTCTGCCCATGGTTGGCAAGAAAGGGGATACTATCCATATCCCGAAACCCGTTCGTGGATCTGCGAATGCTAAGGCGGAAGCCACAGCAGTAACTATCCAAGCGAACCTCGAAGGCGATCTGGATATCTCGATTAATCGTCACTTCGAATACTCTCGTCTGATTGAAGACATCGTAGATGTACAGGCTCTCGCCTCTCTGCGTGGCTTCTATACTGACGACGCAGGCTATGCCCTTGCCACTCAGGTAGACGATGATCTGCTGAACTGTGGTACTGGTTTTGGTGACGGCACTAAGTCCCTCGCCCCGACCGATGGCGCAGCTTGGGAGAACAGCAACTCGTACTACGTGAATGCTTCTTCCGGCTTGGCTCTGTATCAGGACGACACCGTGGCTACTGGAGATAACTTCTCCGATCTGGCTTTCCGAGACGCTATTAAGATCTTGGACGACGCCGATGTAGACATGGCTAACCGTGTTCTGGTTATCCCGCCTGCGGCCCGTAAGACCTTTATGGGTATCGAGCGTTTCGTATCCAGCGACTTCCGTGACCCCCGTACTGTACAGTCCGGTCTGATCGGTGAAGTCTATGGTGTTGAGATCTACGTATCCAGCAACTGCCCTGTCCTTGAGACAGCAGCGCAGAACGCTGGTGGTAGCATCGACGTTCGAGGATGCCTGTTCTTCCACAAGGATGCTATTGTCCTTGCAGAGCAGATGTCTGTACGTTCACAGACTCAGTACAAGCAAGAGTACTTGGCGGACCTGTTCACTGCCGACACTATCTATGGTGTTGAAGTGTACCGTCCTGAAGCCGGTCTCGTAATTGCTATCGCTGACGAGTAAGAGTAAGACCCCCTCTTCGGAGGGGGCATCTTTTATATATAGGAGACTAGTGTGGCTGACTACACAAAGACTACGAACTTCACAGCGAAGGACGCCCTTAATACAGGGGACCCTGCTAAGATTATTCAGGGTGCTGCTCTCGACACAGAGTTCACCGCAATCGCAACAGCAGTAGCTTCTAAAGCCAACGCTGCTTCTCCAACACTAACAGGAACAGGTACTGCTGTGAACCTCACCATGAGTGGGACACTCAGTACTAATACTATAGCAGAGACCACCGCCGACACAGGTGTGACGGTAGACGGTGTACTGTTGAAAGACGGAGAAGTCACAACAGATACAATCAATGAAGAAACAAGCGATGCTGGTGTGACAGTAGACGGCTTGTTGATTAAAGACAGCTCAATACCAGAAGCTGCGGTCACTGAGCACGAGGCGGCCTTGTCTATCACTGAGTCGCAGATAAGTGATCTTGGGACGTATGAGACAGCAGACGCCACTATCGCCAAGACAGGTGCTAACGAAACCATTACGGGTGACTGGACATTCAGCGGCTCAACTGAGCTAACCAGCCCCGCTATTATTGACTCACTTAGTTTGGACTCTAACCAAGTAACAACGACCGACGTTGACTGCTCAACTGGTAATGTGTTCTGGAAAGTACTATCAGCCAATACCACGTTCACCTTCAGCAACGCACCATCTACTGGTAAGGGTTATGAGTTCAAGTTCATCTTGACACAGGACTCTACACTCAGAACGATTACATGGCCTGCAAGTGTGGATTGGGACGGTGGATCAGCCCCCTCGGTCCCGGCAGCAGGTAACGTAATGATTATCACATTCCTGACGATTGACGGCGGGACAACTTGGTACGGACTACCACACGGGGACGACTTCATCTAATGGATACCGAGATCATAGTAGCTATATTAGGATTCATAGGTATCTTGGTCTCAGCCGCTGTAGGTATCTATAATAACAATAAGAACAAGCACAAGGCAGAGCAGGCCGAAGCCGAGATGAGGTTCCAAAGGGCTTCACTGGACTTCGGTAAGTTCATGCATGAGTGGAGTGACACGCACCAAGAGATACTGCATCTACTGGAGACAACAGAGATAGACAGGTTCCTTCTCTTACGGGCGTGGAACGGGGCACTGGAGCCTAGATGGACTACTGCTGTATTCCAGATACGTGAGCAAGACCAGACACCTGTATCCTACGTGCACTTCGAATTGGACACGGATTACCAAGAGAGGCTGAGGATTGCTCAGATACACAACGGGATGGCTATGTCCACGAAGGAACTACCGGAGTGTGGTATCAAGAGTGTGTATGAAGCAGAGGGTGTGAAGGCAGCGTTCTGGTCTCACATTGAGTCACTGGCTATTCCTAATACGAACTGCCATGCTGTGACGTACTGTAGCTTCGGTAGTACTAAGGTGGATAAGCTATCCACTCACACTATAACAGCGTGTAAGATACTAACAGGTAGGTTGAAGGGGCTAAGCTCCTCATTCGATACTGGGGAATATCATGATTAGAGTTGTATTAATATGCCTGCTCCTCACGGGGTGCGGTACGGTGGGGACTATAACAAACCCCAAGGACACGGACTTCGTTGTAGTATCTCAGTCGCAAGCTGGCGGGGTCTACAAACTACTGAGGGGAGCGACATCACTGTGCAAGTTATCCAAGCACGGTGTCACTGGGCTTAAATATAACATCACGTTCGAAGACGGGGCGTGTAAGGTGGAGGCAACCAAGTAATGCCATTCAGTGATCTAGACGTACGGGTTATACCCAACGGACATTACATTATACTCCAGCCTTTTCGCTGGACACACAAGGGCATGAACGCTATTACAGTACCCAAGGGATTCAAGACTGACTTCGCTAGCATACCCCAAGGGTTCCGCTGGCTGATAACAGGTCATGACTCCACACGTAAGCCAGCAGTTGTACACGACTACCTGTATCGCAGGGGGATAGGCACCAAGGCGGATGCTGACCTAGTGTTCAGGGCTGGACTTAAGGAGACAGGTACACCGTGGTGGAAGGTACAGGCGTGTTACTACGCTGTTAAGTTCTTCGGCTCTGGTAACTTCAAGGAGAAGTAAATGGGATTGCTGACGAATAAAGAGACTGATCCGGGGCTGACTCAGGCACAGAAAGAGAAGAAGTTCCAAGACGCGCTCCTGTCTGTTTATTCGCAGGAGCAACTCGATGCCATAAAGATACTTCGTGGGTTCGGTGTGGACACTTCCTACATCACCCCTGAGAATATACAACCAGATACAGGCTGGATGGGTGATGTATCCCCAGAGGATGTACGAAGCCCCGGCGTGGATAATATCATCAACCAATCCAAGGCTGGTCAGAGTAATCTGCTCAAGCAGCAGGAGATGTTGGATAACGCTGAGAGTGTCGAGGATATCAAGAACTCTGTACTAGAGACAGAGAACACATGGGACTTCGGACTGGGTGAGACATCCAAGAAGGGGTTCGTACCTGCTATCATAGCTGCTGAGAAGAACAACATCCCTCTAGTAGAGCACGTAGGTGACGACAGGTACAGGATCGTCGATATAGGTGTAGAGGACAAGGACCTAGGCGACTATGCCAAGGCGCTTGAGAGCCAAGGCTTACTTCCTGAGAACCCTCAAGGGTGGGAAGCACACAGGACCAAAGATGGTACTATCTCTATTAGTACAGACCAGCCCAGTAATCCTATCGTCAAGGATATATTCAAATCAGTAGTCCTGTCCGGTATCACACAAGGTATAGGCGGGGCGTTCGGAGGAGCCGGGGCAGCCGCTGCTGCTGAGGGCTACAACCCCTTCAACCTCGGTATGCTCAGGGATGTAGGAGAGGACCTGCGTAACAAAGAGGAAGAGGACGACCCTGTTGGTGCGTCCGAGAGGCCGATGATTGGTGACACCCCTGTAGGGGATCGACCCGGCTGGCACTGGGAGAGGGACCCTAACAACCCCGACAACCCCGGCGGATGGAAGGCTGTACCTGATGACCCGAAGGATAGCGAGTCCTCTTCTTCTTCGAGCACATCCACCTCCGAAGGTGGGTCCTCTCCTAGCGAGAGGGGTGAGAAGGTTGATGTCAGCGTACCCGGAAAGCCCGGAGCTGGTGACAACGACGACCGATGGGTGTGGAACGGGGATGTACTGGTTAACACAACCACTGGTGCCACCCGTGAGGTTACCAACTCTGGTCGCATGGAAGAGGGTGAGATCTATAATGGAGACGGCGACCCGGTGGGCGAGAATAAGGATGATGACCCCGGTCTAGGTAAGTTCGACTGGAATGATATCCTTAGCGGTATAGTGTTCGATGGACTGGATAGTACAATAGACGGAGACACCACTGATGGCACGGGGTCCACTGGAGATACAACTGGAGATGGAACTGGTGACAGCACAGGTGACACCACATCCGAAGAGCCTAGCCCAAGCGGAGACGACTCGCCGGGAGATGACCTCGTACTCGGACCCGGTGACAGGCCCAGCGGTGAACCAGACGACGAGGGGGACGACGACACACCCGGAGACGGAGGGGATGGAAACGACCCCGAAGGGAAGGCAGCCGAGGCAGCCAGAAACCTGAGAGCCTCTATGACGGAGCCTGAGTGGGAGGACTTCATGCATCGCATCGTGGCTAACTACCAGATGGTAACAATGACCAATAAACTTCCCTCACGGAGATACCTCGAGGAGTTGTTCAGGAGTATTCAATGACATACTTAGAGATAGTAAACAAGATCCTAGTACGTCTCCGTGAGAAGACGGTCACTACTTGGGATGAGAGCACATACAGTACTATGGTAGGGGCCTTTGTCAATGACGCTAAGTCAGAGATAGAGGACATGTGGATGTGGGGTGACCTACGCTACACCGACAATAAGACTGTACCCTCTGGTAGTAACACATTTGATCTGTCTGATTTGGAGTTCGATTCCAAGGTGGTCATGATATGGAACAACACGCTGG